TTTTTCTGCAAGAGTTAATTGTTTATCAAACTCTTTTCTCCACTTTATAGCTTGTTTCTGTGATAACATTATTCATTTTCTAATTGCTGTAATTTTCTTTCTGCATATTTCAACATTGCTTCACCACCCCAACCTAAATATGCAACATATCCTTTGTCTTTCCATGGTGTGTCTGAATAATCTGGATTTATCTTATTATATCCACCACCTTTAGTTCTTGATAAAAAGCTAAAAGTCCTTTTTAAAACAGACAAACTCAATTTTTCCCTAGCTATGAGCTGATTCATTCTTGCGAGCCCAACCTCTGTCATTCCCTTAACTTCATCCCTTCCATATTTATCAATCCAGTTTTTTACTCTTTTAGCATTATTAGTTGCACTTTGTGGATAATCAGAATAACCTTCTTGCTTTTGTTCTTTCTTTGAACTTAATGGATGCCCACTAGGAAAAAGATCTGTATCATGTTTTCCAGATCTAAACCTTTCATTTTTTAAAGCGTAAAGGTAGGAATTTACTCTGGCATATGCCCATTGGTCTGCATTATTTACACTAGGTCGCACACTACTTGGATTTGTATTATAAGCACCAACCCCTCTTTTAAATACTGCTTTAAGTGTTCTTAAATTTGTTTTTTTATAAGCAACTGTTACTGACTTATTATGATCCTCAACTTTTTTTTTTAAACCTTTTTCAACTTGAGCAGATACTTGCTTTTCTTCTTCTTCTTCATGATAATTCTTTTTAGCTTCTTCATATTCTTCATGAGTATCAAAAGGCATATAAAAGGTTTGTCCATCAACATTATGTGAATGAGATCCACTTCCACCCATTTGTCTTGCTCTTTCTTCTGCTTCTTCTCTAGTTGTAAAATTATCAGGCATTCCAGTAACTTCATACTTGATTGCCATTTTTTCCATATCTCCCATAGGTTGAGGATCTGGTAGTTCTACTTCTTCACCACTTACAGGCAATAAATTTGCAGGTATATAATAATCATTTAATACATCATTATCTTCTTCTGCATAACTCATAGCAGCTCTTTTTTCATTTGGAGTTAGCCACCATGCCTGAGACATTTGTGCTACTATTTTTTCCATATCTTCCTGTAATTCTGGAATAACAGAGAAATCAAAATCTAAATATATTTTTTCTCCAAATTTAGGCGATAACCATCTATTTAATTCATCTCTAATTTTATATAACTCAGGCATTATACAATGTTGATATAATGCAGCTTTAGCACTCTTTTGATTATTATATGTGCTTGATTCAGTATTATTAAGAAGTTGAACAGGCACATTGAATATATTACAAAGATCCTTAACACTTGCATTATATTGTTCTATTAGTGAAAGGTCAGATGCAGATAAACCAAAATTAACCCATGATAACTTTTTGGGAGTTATAATAACATCACCAGCATTGTTACTTGATTGATAACTGCTTTTAAATTTATCCTTTAATTGTTGTGCTTGTACCTCATTTAAATCACCCTCATCTGACATTAAAACACCTCTAGCCATTTGATTCTGTAAATAGCGAACACCTGTTTGTGCAGCTTCATTATTCGTTGTCATAGCTCTAAAACCAGCTTTCAATGGAGATTGTCCATATAAATGTGATCCAGATCCATCATAATAAGGTTGAAAATCTTTAATATGGCATATTAGATCTGCTGGTATTTCTGTCTGCCCATTATATTCAACTCTATAAGATTGAACAGGTTCCATGATCCCACCACTAACAACCTCCATAATTTGAGAAGGCATTACATATAACTCCTTAAATTTTCCAATATTATCTCCTGTCTCTGGTGCTATGCCATATATATATCTATTGCCTGTTAGTTTACCAAAAGCAACAAGTTCTGAGATCCAACTTGCATAACTTTGAGATGGATTAGGTCGATCTAATAATGTATGTAGATCAGTATGTTCTAATTCAACTAAAGCGTGCTTTTTAATCATGTTTGCTTTATGCATAGCACTACTATCAACAATGCCTGAAGTCATTGCTTTATATCTTTTTAAATTATTTTCAGAAACCTTTTCATAAACACACAAAGGCACAGTTGAAGCTGATTTAGCTATTAAATTTATTATTGAATAAACAGTCGCATTTTTTCTATAACCTTCATTAATATAATTATCATCATTCTCAGGATTCCAGACAACTGATTGACCTAAGAAATTATAAATAGCTTGGTTATATTCTTTGGCTGTTTGTTGAGTATTTTTAACTATAAGATTTTTAAATCTCTCAAAGAATGTTGCCATTAATATAAAATTTTCTGTAAAAATACAAAATAATAAATTCTTATATTATATAACAAAAAAATCATATCTGTTTTTATATCTTGAATAAGTAGCATACCTCAGAGCATCCATTAAATGATTCATTTTATCTACAGGTTTATTTATTATTGTACCATCTTTTAATTCTTCCCACAAATAACTTTGTTGCTCTTTCTTAAAATTACTTGATTCATTAGAAACTATTATATCAAATTCTTTTAATAAAGAAATACCTGCATTTATAGATCCCTGACCTTTTATTGCTGGCTTTGCCCATACACCCATTTGCTTTAATTCTTCTATGCTTTTAGGTTCTGCTGAGTCACAAAAAGTTATTTTATGATTTAAATTATTAGATTTTAAAAATTCTGCAAGATCTCTATTTGTCATGCCTTTTTTATATAACCATTCATGCACATACAATTTATCACCAACTCTTGCCACTTCACAAACTGCTGCTACATCTTGAGAATAACCAAAATCAACACCAACTATTGAATCATCAAATTCAGGAAAATCTTTTTTATCTATATATTGCCAATCTAAAAATATTTGTCTTTGACTAAATACAGCTCTTTGTCCTTCACCATAAACTCTCCAATAATCTGGATCTTTGTCTTTTATTCTTTCTATTTCATTGACTAATTCATCAGGCAAAAATTTATTGTCTTTATAAGTTGATATAAAAGTTTCTGCATCTGTTCGATCCATTAAATCATAAATCCAATGTATTGGATCAGATGGATTAAAATCAATTAATATATGACCTCTTGTTCTCATAGCTAATTGCCTATAATCTTCAAAGAGTAATTCATTTCCCTCATTTAACCAGAGTATGTCTCTTGCAGATCCTCTGATTTTCTGAGCATCATCTGCACTAAAAAATTCTAAAGTATGACCATTATATTCAAAAACATTTTCTGATCTATTATGAACCCCCTGCCAATATATTCCCAAATTTTTAGATATATGAAGAAAATCCCTAATAACAGATCTTTTAAGTGCTGGAAGTGTTTTTCTGACTATTGATATAGTTAATGGATCTTTTTGTGTTGTCATGAGATATAAACAATATTGCTGTAAACTCCATGATTTTCCAGATCTAGTGCCTCCCTGAAATATTTTTAATCTTGCTTTTGAATTTACTGCTTGATAAAACTGCTTATTACAAAACTCTTTTATTCTTTTTCTTTTGCTGGTGTCCATTCAATTAATTTACTGCTGATGCTTGTGTCATGCTGGATCTCTTGCCTTTCAACAAATCCTCTTTTTTTCCCTTTTGTTTTTAAGTAAAAAAATATTGATGATTCTTTTTTATCTCTAATATTTTCAACCAACTTGCTTTCAGCAAAATCCAAAGCAACATTCTCAACATCATCAACTTCTTTTTTATATTCAGGATCTTCATTAATCCATCTATAATGTGTTGCTCTGTGAATGCCAACTAATTTACAAGCAGGTGAAACAATTCCCATTGTTTTCTCCAATGCTTCAATCATTGCTCTTTTTTTAAGTGTCGCATTTTGTCGTTTTTCCATTTGACAAAAATAAATAAAAAAGGAGAAATCCTAACATTAAACTACTGTTTGGGACTTCCCCTCTAAAAAGATGCGTTTTTGTAATCTTTTTAATTAGAACTAACGATTGGTTTTAATTTAAAATCACCTTCTTCAATATTAATCTGTATTTGAGGTCCATTTGGACAGCATGGAACTTCTAAATCAAGATCATAACAAGTTTTATCATTTGGATTCCAAACAAAAAACCTTTCTCTTGCTAAATAGAAAAGATGCATGAGATCTTCATTTGATAGTGAATGATATAATTCTAATAATCCTTTATGATATTCAGTTTGCTCCATTATATAAAATTCTTGAATTTAATAAAACATTTAATTGATCTTCTTTAGATCCTTTAATTCTACCACACAAAGGAAACATTTCTGTTTGAACCTTTGTGCCTTTTTTGTAAACCCTTTTGCCAATTTTAGTATTTTCTTCTAATATTTCAAATCTTCTTCCATGATAACCAGCAACATCTCTATCAGCTTTTTCAATACTTTTTGATCCAATATATTTACCATTGATTCTATAATCAATATTATAACCGAAAATTTCAAATTCTACTTTCATAATTATTTGATTTATTTACTCAAATATAAAAAGAATATTTTAAATCACAAAGTTTTTTTTAAAAAAAAAGAAAAATTTTTAAATATTTAATTTAATAGTGAACTGATTTGCTTTTCTTTGAACCTTTGAAATCATATTAGGATATAATCTAATAAGCTTTTTTATACATGATTTCTCCATTTCTATTGTTCTATAATCCTTACAACCCCCATCTTTTACCCAATGATTGTTTTCCCAATGCAAATATCTTATTCCTAATATTCCCCCTTTATCTTTTATATGTCTTAAACAAATCTCATAATCTTCCTTAACAGGAAAATTTTCATCAAATAGATATTCCCCATCATTTACAATACCCATTAAAGAAGCTGTTACATAAGTTCTAGTTAATATTGGTTTATATGGATATGTACCTCTAGGTGAGCTTTCAGTCCTAGTACCCCATATTTTATAACCTAATTGATTACACAAATCAAAATATTTTAAAAACTCCTCAATCCAGAAACCTTCCTCTTTAATCTGGATCTTTTTTGTTCTTCTTGTATCTAAAAAATTATATCCACAATTTACAACATCATCATCAATCATGACTACATTTTTTTCATTTGTATTTTTCAATATCCAATTTCTTGTTTTTGTAATGCCTTGAACATCCTTTGGAACACACTCAATATTTTTTACAATACCTTTATATTGATGATATTCAGATTCAGGAATAAAAAAAACTGCTGATTCTTTTAATATTTTATCTGTGGAAGTTAATCCAGCTCTGCCTTTACTCGGTACTGCTATTAACATATCTTTTTTTAAAATCTGACCACCAAATTACCCTTTCAATTGCAACTGAATCAAATGCCGATCCCTTTTTATATCCCCCTCTCCTAACCATTTTTAATTTTAATGATTCTTTTAATTCTTCCCAATCAACAGAATTTGGTTCTGCCATTATTAATACATATTCCTTTGGTGGTTCTAATTGAACAGATTGAGGTAATTCTATTTCCTCATCATCCTCTAAATCATCAATTTGATCTTCAATAGGTACATCTAAACCCCAATTTTCTAAAACATCTAAATCATAATCATTTGCTAATATATCCCACTCCCATTCACCATATCCAATATTATCTTTTACAACAAATTCCTTTTTCTTTTTTTCACTCCAATCTTTTGCTATTGAAATATAAATTTCTTTTAATCCAGCTTTTTTACAAGCTTTTAATCTCATATTGCCACCTAATACGACCATATTTTCATCTACAACAATAGGTCTTTTTTCTAACATCTCAGGAAATTCTTTTATTGATTTAACAAGCTTTTTAAATTTTGATTCACTTATATAACGTGGATTACTAGTATTTTCTTTAATTAATTTTATATCAATCTTTTCCATTTTTTTTATTTTTTTCATACAAATACAAATTTAGATCCCATATTTTATCACTTGCAATTTTTTGATTTTTATAAGTTTTTGGAGATCTTGTAATTTTACCATTGTTATCAACTTCAACATAAACATCCTTTCTATATTGAATAGGTACTATATAAATTTTTATTCCATGTGCTAAACACCATGATTTTGCTTCTAAATATTTATTCAATTCCTTTATAAATTAAATTAAGATCTTCATGCTTTTTTGAAATACTCTCTAAATAAAGAGCATAACCTAAATATAAATAATTTATAGCATCTGCATATCTTGATTGAATAGGTTCTGCTTGATGCATATCAGGATTATGAGCATGAGATAAAATTGCCTGAATATGTTTATAGAAAAATACTGCCCAAACTTCATGAGATTTTAAACCTAAATTTTCTGCTGTTCTTTTAAAATTAACCAAAACATCTTTGTCTTGGTTTGTATACTCTGGTTGTTTAGCATCCATTATTGCTTTTGCAAATGCATCTAAACTTTTTTTAATTTCACTAAATTCTTTTTTATTCATATTAAAAAGGTATATCGTTATCTTTTATTACTTCGAATTTATTTTTTTTCTTAATTGATTTATAAACACCACCATTTTTAAAATCAGGTGCTATTTCAAATGATCCTAGTTGACCATTTTCTTTTCTTTTAACTTTCTCAACATATACATTAACACTATCAGAGCCATATTCTGTTCTTTGTCCAATATTTCTGTAAATTATAATTCCATTATAAGCTTTATTAAAAAAATCAGCACTTCCAGAAATATCATATAAAGTAGGTTTTTTATATTGACCTCCTTCACTTTCAATTTTTCTAGGGTGAGCTACTAAAAACAAATGTGTTTTAGTTTGCTGACAAAATTGTGTAATTTCACTTAATGTTTTTCCAATATATGAATGATCTCTTTGTGCTGAATGATCAAGCATATTCCATGGGTCAATAACACAAACATTGATGCCTTTTTGAAAAACTAATTTTTTAAATGCATTCAATATAGATTTTAATGTTAAGTTTTCAAGATCTATTTTGATCCAATAAAAATGTTCTTCAATAAAATCTTTAACATCATTTAAATCATCATTATTACAATTTTTAGACATTAATTTATTAGCTATTCTTTTTATATGTCCTTCATAAGGAAAACTTTCTGGAGAAAACATTGCACATCTAAATCCATGTCTCATTGTAATATTGCATAAAATCTGATCTAAAACATCACTTTTTCCAGAATTAGGTATTCCAGAAACCACAGACCATTCGCCAAAAGACATCTTGAAATAATTATCTCCACCATCTAATCCTATTGTAAAATTTTCAATTCCATTTTCATTATAATTTAAAACACTTTGCCAAATATTATCAATATTAATTATTCCTTCAATAGGAAAATCTTTAGCACTATGTATTAATTTTCTTAAGTATTGACCACCTTTTTTAACTAATACTTCATTAGCATCTTTATACTCGCCAAATTCTACATATTGACACCTGTGAGATCCAAATCTTCTAGCCAATTCATTTCTTAAACTTAAACCTGCATCATCATTATCAGTACATAAAACTATTTTAGTTTTGTTTTTAAAATATTCATAACAATTATCTAAATAATCTAATTTTTGTTTCCCTTTATTTGCACCATTTGGAACAGATACAACAGATGGAAACCCTGCTTCATACATTGCTAAAGCATCCATTTCTCCCTCAACTATATGACAAGTTGAATAAGGTTTTATATTATTTAATCCATAAAAAATTAATTCTGCACCCTTTATTAATTTAAAATTCTTTTCACTATCTCTATATTTGACATTTATTAATTTTTCATCTCTGTAATAATTAAAATTTATAACTCTCCTCTTAACCTTTAATTGAGGAATATATTCAATACTTTCACCTATTTTAAAATGTAATAAGGTGCTTTCAGAAATACCTCTATCTTTAAACCATGATATTATTCTTGCATTTAGATTTGTATTTATTTTTTCAGGAATTATAAATTCTTTTTTCTTTTTAAATTTAACATTTCCATTCCATCCACAATGATGACAATGATATAAACCATTTTCAATATCAACTGATAAACATGGATCTTTTTTATTTTTTCTAGCATGAGAACATTTTGGGCATGTTGTTTTATTACTAGATCTTTTTACATTTATTCCTAAATTTTTAAGTTCTTCAATATAATTCATAAATATTTTTTAAATATATAAAAAAATTTTAAATATCAAGATCTTCAATATCTAATAATTTATTTTTATCTAATACATAAGCCATAACTCTAGTCATTCTCAAATTTTCTTTTTTAAAAATCATTTTATTAGTTGCAAATCCTTCAAATCTATATCTAGGAAATATACAACTAAATAATGCAAACAATTGACATTCTGTTTTTGCATACTGAGGTATCATAAGTGGATTATCTGGGTTATTATTTACTTTAATATCAATTGTTTTATTCCAAATAAAAGCATCATAATAATCTGTGCCTAATGTTTTACTTGTATTTTTAATTGTGAAGTCAGGAAATAAATTTAACTCTCTACAAAAAATAAACTCCCCACCAAATCCAATAATATTTAATTCAACCTTTGAAACCTCATTAACAGTTTTATAACCATCCCATCCAGTTTTCTTTTTATTTATATGTCTTTTCTGTGCTGTGAGTTTTACTATTTCTTGCTCAAATTTATCTAGCTTATATATTTTACCCTTATTCATTTTTTAAATAATTTTTTATTTCTAATATTTCAGATTTATTAAGTACTTGACTTAAATTAAATTCATTTAGTTGAGTACCATCATTTAAAATTGCACCTAAACCTAATTTGCCTGTCAGATCAGTATAAATATTAAATTTTTTAATATTTTTTATTTTTTGAAAACCAGATGGTTTATTTTCTTCACTATATATTGCATCAAATCTATAAATCCATTTATCTCCATTTTTATCAACATTTCTTAATTTAGGTAAACTTAAAAATTGATTTTTCCAAAAATGATCTTCTCTAATATGTTTAACAATTTTATAAACATTTCTTAAATTATAACCATCAATCCTTTGTAATTGATCCAAAGTTTTTTCCCATCTTTTAATTTGAGAATCACTTTTAGGATGAAATTTTTTTGGAAATAATTTTATAAAATGATCTAATACATTAGTATTACTTTTATATATATTATTATTAGTATTACTTTGTGGTTGATTTTCAGATTTCTGATTTTCAGATTTCTGGTTTTCTAACTTCTGATTTTCTTTTAATATATAATTATACCCTTTAAATTTACCATCAATATGTATTCTTTTTTTTTCTAAATAACCTAACTCAACCAATTCTTTAATTTTACTAGATACTGCAGATTTACTTTCTTTAAAATGTCCGCATATAAATTCTACTGTAATTTTTTGATCTGCATCATGAGAAAATAGCCAAGCGTATAAACCAGTAGCACCTACTGAAACACCAGTATCTCTTAATATATAATTAGGTATAATAGTAAATCTATCAAATTTTTTAGGTTTGATAATAATATTATATTTCATATTTTCTTAAAGTTCATCAACAAGCCCCATCACACGATCGCAAAAATATCTCAATTCTGAATATACTTTATTAAAATCATTATAGCTCATTTTTTTTTCTTCATGAAGATACCATAATAAATCTATCAAAATATTAAATTCATTTTCTGTTGCTTCTCCTATATATTTATAATCGTAAATAAAATTTTCTGATGATGTTGTTGTCCATCTTACTTTTTGTGTTTGTTCATCAAAATAAACAGACCTAGATTTTTTCATTATTAAAATAATTGTCAATTGTTGTTATTACTTTATCTAAATCATTTGACCATGTTGCATGCCATCCAGCTTTCTCTAAGTCCTGTAACCATTTTTTTTGATTTTCACTTGGTTTATTATAACCAACTTTTAATTCTATTGCCAAACCATTATAAAATTTATTTGTATTAAATATCATAATATCAGGTAAACCAGCTTTGGATCCTAATATTTTCATTTTATATCTTTCAAATGGAGATCTTTTTCCTTCATTTGATATATGAGTATAAATTGCATCTTTATATTTATTTCTAATATAATTCATTACTTTATTCTGCATTTTATCCTCTTTTCCTAAATATTTATCAAATGGATTAGCCATAATTTAAATAAAATTATAAAAAATTATTCCAAATCAGCCAATCTATATATTGTTTCAGTTAATTCTTCTACTTTTACTTTTAATTGATTATTCTCTATTATCATTAAATTATATTCGACTAGTAACTCATTTAGTGATTTATCAATCTCTTTTTTGTTATAAAAATCAAATTTGTTAAATAATTCATTGCATTTAATTCTTATAGATTGATCATGCTTCATTATGAATGGTAATTCTCTAATTCCATGCATTACAGTAGCATGAGATTTATTTACAGATCTGCCTATTTTTTCAAAACTAAAACCACCAATCTCTCTACATATTTTATAATAACATGCTCTTGCAACAACATATTCATATTGCCTACATTTTAAAGAAATATCTAAATCAAAATGTTTATTTACAATATTTTTATATTTTTTCATTTTTTAATTATATATGATCCATCTTCTCCAACAGTACTAAAAGATGTTTCTGGATTATATAAACTAATTTCTTTGGTGACTTGATAATGTTTCCAATCATTAAATGCACCTTGCCATTTTTTTCTGCCTAATTTAATAAAATCATCATCCAAAGTATGTACTACTACAGTAAAAGGATGATTGACCTCACAAACTACAAATTTAAATTTTTCAATGCCTAACATATCCATGTAAAATGCTGCCTGTAAATCATAATTATATTTATATACATCTCTCCTGAATGCTTGAGGTGAAGCATCTTGACAAGTTTTAACATCAGCAATAAATCCTGCAACATGATTGATTATATCTGGTCTTACCCTGACATCAACACCCTGATGCTTTAAATAATGTGATAATTCAATTTCACCTTTGCAATAATGCTGTGCCAATTTATTTTTTTTAAAATTTTTTAAAATTTCTTTAATTCTAATATGATCATCATTACTTAATAATATTTTGCCATCAGCTTTTTTTTCTTCTTCTAACTTTAATTCCTTATTAGCTTTTTTTCTTAAATCACCAATGTCAGGCATTGCATAATAAATATCATAAAAAGTATCTGGCTCTAATAATGCAGTATGAACTGCTGTACCAAAAGCCATAGCTGATGTCTCTTTAGGTAATTGATTTATGAAGTGATAAACTGAATATTTACATATATATTTCAATCCACTTGCTGAAATACTATTATGAGAATGATATTGATCATTTGAATCTTTTTCAACTATCATAATACTAAAAAAATAATTGTTAATACTAATCCAATATATGCTACATATAATAATTTATAGATCTCTATATTGTTTTTTGGGTTTCTCCCCTGATTGCTTCTATATTGTCTAATTTTCATAAATAAAACTTTTTTTTAATTTATAAAAATATTTTAAATAATCAAAATGATGCAAAAAAAAAGGCAACACAATGGTTGCCCTCTTTCCCTTCTTGCTACTAAAAAGGTAGACCATCTTCACTATCTAAGGATTTCACACTTTCCTGAGAAGGTTGATAATCATTAACACTCATGCTAGCAGATCCATCTTCATTAACCCACAAACTAAACTTAAATTGAGTTTCCCCATTATATTCAGATTTACCCCCATCTGCTTGACCAGATTTTAAAAAACCAAATAATTGATTTGGCGATATAACACCACTCCAACATGGTTGATTTTCTTTCTTTTGGAATATTCTTATTCCATCATAATAAATAGTTTTCTTAGAATTTGACATTTTGTAATTGATTTAAATTATTATATTGATTTGTGTTAGTTTGTTTTTTCTTAACACTTTGATTATTTAATGCATTTACTAACTCCTCAGCACTTGCAATTGATGTATCAATGCCGATACCCAGATAGCCCAATGCTCTGCCTAATGCTGATGTAAATCCATTTTCTAAAAATGAAGTTTTATTTATATAACTTGCATCCCTATATTCTTGAGCATGTGCTGAAGTAATTACATCATCATTTTGATTAACAATGCTGACTTTAAACACGCCTTCTTTTTCATTGAGTTCAATTAGATCCTCAACGATTCGCCACCCTTTAAATGTAGCTTGTTTTCTGAAATATATTAATCTTTCATTGACTGTAATATATTCCTTTCCTTTAATGTTTACAGATTTCATAAATAGTAATTTTTCTAAATTAAACGATCCATTGATTTAAATCCATGATCTTTCAATGTCTGGATTTCATCTAATGTAAATTTTCCTGGGTTCTCAATTCTGCTAGATAATGTAGGCATAGTACAGCTTAACATTTCACAAACTGTATATCTTTTAAAACCTAGTTCTTTAAGATCTTTTTCAAAATATAGTTTAAATATATTCATAATAAAATTTTAAACAAATATAAAAATAATTTTAAATATATAAAAAAATTTTAATTAAAAAAAAGGGCACCCTTATAATAAGAGTACCCTAGCAGCAAACAGGAAAAGAAAATTTTTAAAATTTTACACTAAAATCAGAAGAAATATCATCATCCTGATTAGGCACATGCATTACTACTGAATACAAATTTCTTTTAACATTATAATTAAGTCCATCGATATAACATGATACAGGTTCCTGTAATACTGAAGTGCCAAAATTAATCCATATTTTATTATGTAATCCAATAGGATCATTATTATTATTATATAAATCGCCCTCGTATCTTGAAACAAAATTTCTAAAATCATTCAACACTTGCTGACTTGTAATTTTCTCTATGCTTTTAAGATAATTTGTTTTATCTCTGGATCTAAAAAAATTTCCGCTAATTTTACCATATTTATCATTGGTTATATATATATCATTTAATTCTAAAACACCTGATAGATCTGTTGTTCTTTTTCTTCTAAACTGCAAATTATCAAACTTTGAGAAAAAATCTGTCCGAGTTCCATCACTATCAATGTTTTGAAACTCTAATGCTAAACTATCAAAATAAACTGCTGAGAATCCTGCAGTTGATGTAAGCTGGTAAGCATTATACAAACTAAGAGTTGTTAACCAACTACCTCCTGGGTAACTGTCTAATTTAAATTCTAATTTTTTCCAATTATTATTAACATCAACTTCAGCTTCATTTTTTGTATCAGCATCAACCCAATTTCCAGATGTATGATTCCAATATTTTATTGCACTTGCACCTGGCCCCTGCTCAACTAATTTAATTTGCCACCTAAAACCTTTTGTATTACTGCTTGTTGATTCCATAAAAACATTTAAGCTAAATCTATCTGCTTGTGTCGTTGTTCCACCTCCAATATCAATACCCGGTGAGTTTACTAAAATGACAGATGTAGCATTTGCAGTTGAGCTTACAGTTGTGCTTTTTAATGATCTATCTCCTTTAAATGAAAAATCACTATCAATTGTAGAATTAGTTAATGTGAAACCAGTATCATCATGTTCAAAATGACCGTTTGAAAATCTATTAACATCAAAAAAATTATCACCAACATCAACATTAATTTTATATTCTTTCAATGGTCTTAAATATTCTTTAACTAAATTTGAATTAAGTGGCTGCATATCGCTTGGCACACTACTTAAAACATTAATTGAGCTATTAGATTGATAAACTCCACTTGAATTATAAATAAAATATTTAATTGTTTCTGTACCATTACTTTGTAGTGAAGACGTTTCTGCTGCTCTAATACCTGTAGGCACAGATCCACTATTTGCAGTTGTTGCTGATGAATCTTTGACTGATTGTTCACTATAGCTGGAATTATTTATTATATACCATCTACCATAGCTTTGAAAAATTTTAGCATTAGTGAATTTTAATATTTGCTCTAAAACATTTTTTGCTGTTCTTAAACTTTCACCATTTTCTAAAAAACTTGAAGGATTTACAACAGATTGATCATATATTGTATAATCAGATCCACTTGCACCATCTTTCAAAATATCATTGGAAATATATATATCAAAACCTAAATTAATATTGTTTAATATATTGGTAATATAATACATTAAATCTTTTGATGCTACGCTTGTTAAATCTATTGGTGCAGTAAAGCCACCTAAACTACCCAAACCATCATAAGCCCTTAATGTAATAGGAAAAGGTTTCGGTAAAATAGCTTCTCTAAATTGATCTACTAACAACCAACCCTCCCAATATGTTTGATAATTGTTACTTGAATCCTTATAAGAAATTTTTACTTTATATTCCCTTTCATCTGCTGTATAAAAATCATCATAATTACTTGAATCAGTATCAAATAAATTTATTACACAGCTCGAGCCAACAATAGGATTATAAAAATTATCATCACTATCCCATGTTATAAATAAAGGATCACTTGTACCAACCAGATCTAAAACAGAACCTGAATAACCATCTTTTAAAATCTCAATTTTTTTACCTTTTAAATTATCATCAGAAAATTCTAATCTAAATTTTACCCCGTATGCCATTATTTTATTCTGTTTCTATTACGATCAGCTCTTTGTAATGCAACGACCAGATCTTGTCCTTTTAAAGTAAATTGACCACCTACTTGCACGTTTGTTCCAGAACTTTCTCCAATAATGTTTTTTAATTTATCTAAAGGTGCAACCACTTCAGGATTTTGTCTAGCACCTGGGTATTCACCAACAGTTGCTAACGTAGGTGTTGAAACTATTCCACCTTTTGCCATTTCTATACCTGCGAAACTACCAAATAAACTTTTAAAATCTTTTAATCCTTCAAAAGCACCACCACCACTACCAGCAGCTGGAAATATAGATTTTACTAAAGCTGATAATACAAAAGCAGCTAATGCAGCAGCAACAAACTTTTTGATTAAATCTAATAACATTTGCCCTAATGCTTTGAAAATATTTTCTCCTTGCATCATTGCATCGAATGCACCTAAAAATGCACCTTTAATTCCCTCACCTACAGCATCAGCACTTCCTTTCAACATATCAAGCATCATTTTTAATTTATTTACTTTTTCTGTTGTTTGTCCAATTTTATCTTCTTCTTCTTGTTCTTCACCACCTGTAATTGTTGTTACTACCGACTTCTCAGTAGTTGTAGGATCTCCTGCAGTAGATTGTCCAAATCCACCCATGAAATTATCAAATACTCCTTTTAATTTTCCTTTTGCAAAATCAGCAACATTTGTTAAAGTTGTATTTAATTGTTCAACGCTTTTTTTCTCTAATTGAGATCCTAGAGCATCTTCCATGCCATCTGAAAAAGCTTCTCCAACTTCTTTAGCACCATCTAAAGCAATTTGTTTACCATCTTCTACTCCCTGAGAAATAATATCACCAAAAGAACCTTTTATCCCTTTTTCTGAAAATTCTTTAACTAATCTCCATATTGTTTTAAAAACATTTATAAACTCTTGTACAATTACTTTAATGCCCACAAAAACTGTTTTAAATACTGCACCCACACCAAAAATTGCTTTTCTCAATGTTTCTGATGAATTATATAGATCAACAAATTGATTATATATACCTACAATAACAGGTGCGACTTCACCCCAATTTTTATATATTATATATGCCACACCAGCAAGAGCTGCAGCAATTAAACCAACTGGTGTTATTAATGCACCAACTATGCTAACTAACGATCCGAATAATGAAATTAAAGTTGGTAAAGCTAAAGCTAATAAACCTAAACCTGAAATTAACTTTTGTTGTGCTGGATCTAAATTAGTAAATGCAGTAAAAGCATTTTTAATAACATTTAACAAACCAGTTAATGGTGGTAATAATTGAGTCAATAAAACAGTTCCGACTTCTTTGAAACTTTCTCTAGCATTATTCATTGCTTTATTAAGTTTATGAGAAGCAGATCTAGAAGTTACATCAAAAGCTGTTGCAGTTGCTCCCTGAGATCTTGATAATTCATCAAATATTTGTGTTGCTGCGTCAGCTCCTGCACCAGTTAAATCTAAAACACCTTTTAATGCTCGAATATTAGGATAAATAGCAGCGGCAGCATCTGCATTACCATCAATACCAACTTTTAATTTACCTAATACACTAATTAAACCACCCTCAGTTGCAAGTTCCTCTCTTAGCTCTTTTGAATTCAAACCCATTGCTCTAAAAGCATCTTGAGCTGCTGGAGTTGTTTTTGTTAACCCCATTAATATAGCATTTAATTGTGTTGCTCCACTTGCAGCATCTGTACCTGTTCTAGACATTGCAGCCATAGCAGCACCTACTTCATCAAAACTAACACCTAAAGCAGAAGCTGTTGGAATAACTGATCCCATTGATCCAGCTAATGCACTTGCTTCTAATTTACCTTCACGAACTGCAGCAACTAAAATATCTGTTGCAGCAGTAGCATCTAAATTTTCTGAACCATAAGCATTCATAGCAGATGTTGCTAGATCAGCAATTGTCGCTACATCTCCTAAACCTGATGCTGATGCCTTTGCCGCTGCATCAAGTACACTAACAGCTTCAGCACCTTCTAAACCAGCAGAAGCGATAAAAAACATAGCTTCACTTGTTTTAGCACTTGATATTCCTGTTTCTTTAGCTACTCTTTTTGCAGCGTCAGAAAACTCTTGTAAAGCTTCTCCTGAAGTACCAACTAAAGCATTAATTTGAGTGATGTTCTTGTCAAAGTCCATAGCCATTTTAATAGCTGCACCACCTGCAACAGCACCAATTGCACTAAATCTTTGCAACGAAGCGCCGACACCTTTGATTTTGCTTCCAAAAGCTCGAACTTTTCCACTAGCAGAAGTTAATGCTTGATTTAAACCTGCTGCATTACCTGTTATAAAATACCTTAATTTATTCTCTGCCATATTAATTATTTTTACAAAAATAGTAAATATTAATCTAAAGCTTTGAAATTCATTTTTTCTGTTTTTTCTAAAAACGCTCTCATTTCTTCAGGCGTAGATCTGGGCTTTCCTCTTTCTAAATAAACATCTTGAGGTAAACTAAATAATTTATCTGGAGGTATCATTTGTGATTTTTTGCTACAATTAACATTGTAAATCATTGAAGATAAAAACCTAGTTCTTTCCCATTCTAAGTTTTGTTTAATTAAATATGATTCACCTAATAAATGATTTTCTTTCCATGTATATGTCCAGAATTTCTCTGGATCTAAGCCAACTTGACCTATGTAAAAATCAAGTAAACCATCCCATGTCAGTTGGCTGTTTACTTTCCCTTCTTAGTAGTTTTTTTGATATTTCTACTAAGACCAGCATTTAAATCTGTACCTAATATTCTGCTTTCCATCATGGAAGAAACGATATTATCTAATTCTTCTGCATTAAAATCTTCAAGCCACATGCCAACAGTATATTGATTATAATCTATATCATTATTTTGTTCCTGATCATGTGCAAGTAAAGCACTATAAATTAATGCTCTAATACTTGTTATGCTCACACCTTTATCGAAAACCTCAGAAACTTTGTCTAAAGGTACATTCATTTGTTCAGTAAAATTTGCCCAGAAGTTCATGCTGAAATGCATGGTTCTATTTTTGCCACCTAATTTAATAGAGTAGTATCCTCTTTTTTTGTTTGCCATATATATAAATTTAAAGGCACTAAGATAAACAAAGTGCCTGAATATTTATAAAAACCTATTAATTAGTTGCAGTTGTGATAGCACCAGTAACTGTGATTGATCCACTAAAAGTCACAGGGCTTTCCATTTCTGCTGACATTTCAACACTTGAAAGAAAACCACTTCCTTTATAGATTTTATCACCACTTGCAGCAGTACCGAAAGTCCAAAATAATTTTGTTCTTGCTATCAAATAATCTGCTGCCTCGATTGCATTATTTGCATCATCATAAGCAACTAATCCTTCAAAAGAAATTTCACCTGTTCTTGTACCTGCAATTACTTCATTAAAACCACTTGAATCTTTTGAAGTTGCATCAGGAAGATCAGCAGATAAACTAAGAGTTGCACTTGTTGAGTGTCCTAATGCTGCGACAGATCCTTCAACATTATGAAATTTCAATATTAAATTTGTTCCGTTAAATACACCAGTTGTAGCCATTTATTTTAATTTTAAATTTTTTGTAAATATACAAATAAAATTATTATGTGTTTTCCCAATTTGAAGCAATGTTCTCCCAAAACTGAAATAAGTTTTCCCATGTATTATCTGCACCTGTTGTAATAATATGAGTTAATTGAATTTCTAAATCAAAAGTTGTTATATCCTCAAATTTAGCTGTCTCATCCACACTTGTTATAAAACCTTCACCTCTAATCACAAATTCAGGATTTGTAACATTTTGTTTAAAATAAAATACTTGTTGATTTCTAAGGATTAAATCATCAGCAAATTGCTCAAAATTTAAAGAATCATCATAAGCTGTTAAACCAGAAACATTTATTTCACCACCCCTAGCACATGCAATAACTTCTTTAAATCCTAAACTATCTTTGCTAGTAGCATCAGGAAGATCTACTCTTAAATTTACATTTATACTTTTGGAATGCCCTATTGCTGTATTATCTCTAAATAAAAGAAAGCTAGTTGCATTTATTAAAGCCATTACTCCTCATTTAAAGGAGTTATTTCACCTGTTTCAATATTTAATGATACTTTGCCATGTTTTTCTTCAATTTCTGATAGTTTTTCTTGTTGCTCTTGTTGAGCATCTTTCCATTGATCTACTAACTCATTTATTGAATTATAAGCAATTACTCTCATGCCGATTTCTGTTGCTATTTGACTTGGTTTTGCGATAAATTTTTTGAGTTCTAATAACTCATTTTCCTCTAATTTTGCCATAATTTATAATTTAATATTAAGACCAGTCAGGATGTAAATATTCATCAACTGGATTTTTTTGCAGTTCAATTTGACTATCTAAATTTGATTTCATTGAATCAACATCCATACCAGCTTCTAACCAACCAACAACATCAGATTTTTTTAAATCTGCATATTCTATAAAATCTTCACCTTCTACATATTCCACATTATATGTACCGATAGAGTTAGCAATATACTTTTCTGGTTCGGTTTCATCTTTTGCAGTATAATTCCAATGTATTGTATAGATGACATTGTCTTTACCATCTTGTTTTATTTTAGCATCTAGTTGATTTATATGCCATTCATATATATTAGCCATAATATTATTTTTTACAAATTTACTAAATTATTTAACAATTTCCACCACCAATAATAGCACCACTTGAATTAGTTTGTATAAATTTACCAGTTGATACACCAAAGGTGTCAAATACTTGATAAAAACCAGCACTTACTGGTACTGAACCTGTGGCACTTGTAAATGCAAAAAAAGTCCCATCAACAGCACTTGGATATGTATTTGAACCATCTGTGTGAAAATACTCTGTGCCATCTGGCAAACCAAAAGAACAAGCATCATTTGATGAACTCGAACTAAATAAAAATTGAAACGCTGTTCTTGATGCATCTTGATCATAACCTCTAAACT